ATGTTGAGATTGATGTTTGGTTAATTGAAAAGACATGGCATCTAGGACATGACTTTCCGGGAGAAGTTATTGAGCTGTCATTCCTAGAACGTCCCGAGATTTGGACCCATGCTAAGAATTTAGTAGGGTATGTTAGCCTCTACAATAATTCTAAGGTGCATGTATTCTGGCATGACAAGGATGATTTTGTCTTTACATCGAAGGGAATCAAGTGGTGCAGAACACACATTCTGACATATGATGGTGTTATGGTGATGCCCGAATTTAATGATTATCATACTGATATATTGAAGAACGGGCATTCACCTCTCGGAGTCTGTTCGGACGACTTCAGGAAGTTTGAGCGTTAGCCAAATAGTATTCTAGGTCTTCTGGATTATTTATTATTAATACCACGGATGGAGAATTATTTCCAGCACCCTGATTTATCGCTCATGTAAGGCCTATTACCATGTATCTAGTATACATAGGCATTTCGAGTTTACCCTTATACCATACCTCTTTTAAGTTTGCCTGCTCAGCTAATTCATCTTCGCTACTTACACAGTTTATATGTCCGTTTCCTAATAAGAAATTATTTGACTGTAAAACTATAATACGACTCTTTGGTAATGAATTAATCCATTGTGGTAAATTTGAAATATGTTCACAAATAGTATTTATTATAAGAGTTTCTGAGTAGACATAGTCATACATATTGGCAGTAATATATTTTAAACTCGGATCATCATATATGATATTATTTACAAATTTCTCACACCGAGTATCAATATCGACCATGTTTACTTTAATATCTGGATATGCATTCTTTAATAGTAATCCAAGTGTTCCATACCATGCACCAACAATGACAGCAGATTTATTATGAAATGCAGACGAGTATGGTTTAATCTCTCTTAATAACCATAGTTTGCTTTCTATTTGACCCGAGCTAAACATGTTACGAAACTCATCATACTGAGGTGCATACTCTGGCGGTGTAGAGTATAAAGCATTTGTATACTTAATCATGAAATTAGAATCGATCATCTGTTTGACTTTCTAAGCTTATTCAGTTCTGTTTCTGAGAACATTTTATTCATGTGTGGCACGTTATATTGCGCAGCCTTATAGAATTTACTATCTGTATCACTAGGTTCTAATAGAATTTAGATAATAAGAATATAAATCTAAATAAATTCATATCCTAATTATCAACGAAGTTCTGTTTGCATCATACCAACTCTGCCCACGAAACAATTCCAGAAGCGGCTGTCACGGTGTACGTTTGCGCGATCGGTACGATAAATGTATACGTAATGTGCACCACCTGCGCCGTGGCGGCGAGGATGGGCGTGCCGTTTACATCGACAGTGCAACCCGATGTACAATTAAAGAAAATCGCTACCATAATCGGACGCCCCGTAGTATTGGTGTATACAGTAGCAGATGATCTGGCTGGCATCGTCCAGCTTTGCTGATATCCTATTCCTGCGGCACTTTCCCAGGTCGGGGCGGTACCAACACCATGAGTTACCAATACCTTATTAGCAGTGTTGGGAGGTAATGTAGCAGTAACGGAAGGTGCTGATTGATAAAAGATAGATCCTATCGCGCCACCGGCAACATTGGTTGCTGTGGTTGCAGTCGTTGCTGTGGTTGCAGTCGTTGCTGTGGTTGCAGTCGTTGCTGTGGTTGCTGTGGTTGCAGTCGTTGCACTCGTTGCACTCGTTGCAGTAGCCGCGTTTCCGCCAATGCTCAATGCGGTAGCAGTTCCTGTGATATTTGTTCCAACGAATGTTGGGGTAGTGCTCCATGATGGTGTTGCCCCGGAAACAAGTACTCGTCCTGTTGCAGCAGCGGCCAAGAATGTAGTAGTAGATGGTGCAAATTGATATGGCAGACCGCCCGCAGCCCCACCGGCAACATTGCTTACAGTGGTTGCAGTAGCCGCGTTTCCGCCAATGTTCAATGCTGTGGCAGTTCCTGTGATATTTGTTCCAACGAATGTTGGGGTAGTGCTCCAGCTTGGTGTTGTTCCAGAAACAAGAACTTGTCCTGTTGCAACAGCGGTCAAGAATGTAGTAGTAGATGGTGCAGATTGATATGGCAGATCGCCAGCAGCACCACCGGTAAGTCCCGGAGCAGTACCTGCACTTGTAATTAATGTATTTGTTACACCTGTTATAAGACCCTTTGCATTCACTGTAAATACAGGGACATGAGTTGAGTCACCAAAGGATCCAATATTTCCATTAACTAAAGATAATACTAGGCCTGATGTTACATTAGCAGATCCGTCAAATAATACTGTCCATGCCGCATCTCCGGTTGCAGAAATATTTCGTGCTGTCTGTAATTGAGATGCAGTAGGGGCATTTCCTGACCCACTTGTTACAATCTGTTCCCAATTTGGTGATAAACTATCTGCTGCAGGTACACCCGGTGTAACTCTTACATATAGTTTTGACAATGATTGATCATACCAGAGTTGACCTTGCAGTGCCTTGGCACCAATAGGTTGTGTTCCTGTCGAGCTAGAAAAGTTTTCAGTTAGTTGTAGAAAAGTTTGAGCGTTCGCAGCACCGAAGTCAATTGCATTTCTTCCGATAAGTTGAATGCCCATTCCAAGACCAGTACTACCCCCGACCGGATTATAGAAATCAGTATCAATCGCATTGTCTGCGACAGTAACCAATGTTCCATCTGATTTACGAATTGAATATGCCATATTATTTACCCCTGAGTGTTGCGACTTCGTCCCGTAGTTCTTTTATAGCCTCAATCAATAATCCTACAATATTTCCATACGAAACAGTTAGCATACCATCCACCTCAATAACTGCTTCAGGTAATACTGCTTGTAGTTCTTGAGCGATAACACCTGTACCGCGTGGTAAGCGTGGTTGATCAATACGGGAATAAGTAACCCCGCGAACTTTACTAACTTTATCCAATGCATTCTCGATAACAACTACGTCTTTCTTTAGTCTGGCATCCGATAATTCTGTAATATTTCCTGTGGCATTAATAAACGCCTGAAGCTCATCATAACGAATACCAAGACGTGTTATTTCTACTGCATTAGGTGTTCCGCTTTTAACTTCCTCGCCATCTACTTCATACCAAGTATCTGAACAAAACATTCCATAGTTATTAGCATCAAGGCCTTCTTCCGCAAATGCTGCCGCAAGTTGTTGTGCGACAATACCAACGTGCCAACGTGCTGCTGATCCTTTAGAAGCAACTGCATCCTTGAACTTGAATTTCTTTAACAATGACTTTGCCACAACCGCTACATTAAGTTCAGCAAGGGTAAGGTCTGTAATCTGTTCCTTCAATGTTTCATCTGATGTATTGATTGTGCCAATGCCAGCAAATACTTCTTTCCAACGCTTCGAAGACTTCCCTAAATTGTGGGTGTTGTCTCCTGCTGGGAAAAATTGACCCGAATCATCCATATATACACCGATTGTAGCCGCAGCACTAGGGCTGGTCGCTGCATTTAGTAACGCAAACCGTGATGAAACACTTGTATCAATACCCATAGCCCACTGGTCAGACCCAGGAGTTACAAAATGTATAAATGTATCCCCAGCACTTGCACCACCGCTTGTCATTCGAAGTATACAATTAGCAGCACTGGTGTTAGATAAGTTTTCCAAACTCCAAACGTTATCTCCAGTGTTTGATATTGATTCTGTAATACCAGCTGCCGCACCAAGCGTTACCGCACCAGTAAGAGTTGAAATGCCACTCACGCCCAGTGTGCCTGTAACATTAAGTAGGTTAGCCGCAAATGTTAGGTTTGCACTTGCACCAAATGCTCCAGAATTGTTGAATTGAACTTGTGTGTTAGCACCTGCAACTTGGGTTGGTGCTGTTGCCCAACTTGGAATTCCACCAGCTACGGTCAATACTTGTCCTGCAGTTCCAACAGCAAGTTTCGATAATGTATTTGCTGCTGAAGCGTAAAGAGTATCACCAGTTGCGTAAGTGGTTTGGGCAGTGCCACCACTTGTTGCTACCAGTGTCGCACTCAATCCAGCCGCGTTTCCACCAATGTTCAATGCGGTAGCAGTTCCTGTGATATTTGTTCCAACAAATGTTGGGGTAGTGCTCCAGCTCGGTGCTGCCCCGGAAACAAGTACTCGTCCTGTTGCAACAGCGGTCAAGAATGTGGTGGTCGATGGTGCAGATTGATATGGCAGATCGCCGGCGGCACCACCGGCTAGTCCGGCTGCTGCAGGACTTGTAATTAATGTATTTGTTACACCTGTTATAAGACCCTTTGCATTCACTGTAAATACAGGGACATGAGTTGAGTCACCAAAAGATCCAACATTTCCATTAACTGAAGATAATACTAAACCTGATGTTACATTAGCAGATCCGTCAAACGATACTGTCCATGCCGCATCTCCGGTTGCAGAAATATTTCGTGCTGTCTGTAATTGAGATGCAGTAGGGGCATTTCCTGACCCACTTGTTACAATCTGTTCCCAGTTTGCTACTAAACTATCAGCAAGCGGAACACCGGGTGTAACTCTTACATATAATGCTGACAATGATTGATCATACCAGAGTTGACCTTGCAGTGCCTTGGCACCAATAGGTTGTGTTCCTGTCGAGCTAGAAAAGTTTTCAGTTAGTTGTAGAAAAGTTTGAGCTATAGCAGCACCATAGTCAATTGCATTTCTTCCGATAAGTTGAATGCCCATTCCAAGACCAGTACTACCCCCGATCGGATTATAAAAATCACTATCAATCGCATTGTCTGCGACAGTAACCAATGTTCCATCTGATTTACGAATTGAATATGCCATATTAAATTATTCCCATTTGAATGCGAAGAGTATAGATAACTTCGAGTGATCTATTTGCAGATTTTTGAACTGGATGAAAAATAACATGTGTTATCATTAATTTAGATTTTGATCCAGGCGTATTTGAAAAATTTGGAGTCTGTACTATAAAAGCATCGACGTCTGCAATATCCTGAGTGAATCCACCAGTAAATAGATTGTCCGAACCTGCAAATAGACCAATCTCATTAAACACAAGTGTATTTGGATCTTGCGAGATTGCCGTACCATTGTTTACCGTTAAACTATTGCCGACAAAAGTTGAATTATCAAGTTGTAACTGAGTGATGGTTGATCCGGTAATTCCAACAGGCGGTTCAGTATATCCAATGGTAACGTCAATAATAATATCTTCGTAATTAGTCGCATAATTTTCTGCTGGAATATATGCACGCGATAAGGGATCATAACTAGGAATAGAGGTTGCATCGTTAGACAATTTCTTAACATAGATTGTGTTATATAGATTAGCAGTTGGATTCTTAATTAGACTGCTTGCACCACCCAACGATGGTTTGTATGAAATAAGTCCTGTAGGTCCGACATAAGCGCCGCCATTACCAAAGGCCATATAATATAAGAAACTATCAGCATTGCCAATAAGTGCATGGGCGAGTGCTACAGACATATTACCATAGAGAACATCATTGTGTGTATCTACTAATACCTCACCTGTGTCCTTATCAATAATTTTTACGAAGCCCTGTATAGAGCCGCGAATTAAATCTTTCAACATTTCTTAACCCCTCTTATTCACTAGCACTTCGCCAGTATCTTTATCTTTTATTAGTAAATGGCATTGAACTTCCATCTTTGCCACATCAATGAAACCGGATTCCTTTTGTGGTTCTGGTTTTACCCCATTGTTGTTATTTTCTTTATTTATCACAATATTATCTACCTATAGAATGTTACGGAATACTCTTACCCTCTTTTTGCTTTAAGAAATTAGCCTCAACTGTATAGGCATACCATAATCCGCCAATTGCTACACTCGTCACATTTGTGTTAGGTAACGGTGTCAACGGATCGGGCAACGAATCTGAAGCATTCCATATATCAACATCAGATGTTGGTGGCATGACATTAAACTTTTCAACCCATACATAGTTTGGAACATATACAGGTGGATCTACAAGTATTGTTTCACCATTTGGTCCGGTATTTATTTCATCAACTTCGGGGACTAATGCCAAATGTGATGTAGGTGCTGTACCCATTGTTCCTCGTCTTACTAATTTCAATTCCCATGTATCCACGGCAGATAAAGTTTTAGACCCATACTCAATGCGCTCACCGTCAATCCAAATAACGCCCGGGACCGACCCCGGATTAGGGAGAATATCGGTTCCGCCTGGATGAGTTAATGGATCAACATAAACTGTTATTACATCAAGATTTTCTGTTGATTCTGTAGGAGCATCTATATTAAAAACTAATGTTCCTGCATATACAAAGGCATTTCTATAAAAATTCTGTCCATCTACTGCATTTGCATTTTCTTTGAAACTAATTGTATTTGGGAACAATTCGAGAACGAGGGTAAGCTGATCCCATGGAACTGAATCGGCACCGCCCGCAGCAATAAGGATCGATGCAACAGGATCTGGTACTGCATCCCATGTATCACCATATAAAACATATGGTCTCGGAATACCTGTAGAAATATCAACCGGCAATTTAGTATCAACATTAATAACTAAATCATCTAGGGCTGTTCCAGCAGCAAGTTCATTTCTATATCCATTAATAAAGGAGTTCTGAATTGCACCACCGTCAAACCATACCAGTGCTACAGGTACAGGTGAGACACCGGGATCATTAAAGAAATATGCTGTATATGTTCCGTCATTATTGTATTCAACATAATAATCTTCACCGTAGGTAAGAATGGTATTTCCGATTTGAATTCCTACAACGTTGAATGGTGTAATGAAGGATTGAGGATTATTTAAGTTTACATCATTGAAATCAAAGGTATATGGGAATAATTGCGAGAAGCCAACCTTTGTTGCATCAAAGAATGTTAACGGTGTTGAAATAACAGACCATGTGACGACACTAAACAATGCCGGGAATGAGATAGGATCCTGTCCGGGTATTGTATTGGCAACAACTCTGTATGTTATACCAAGATAACTAATCATTTGATTTACAGTATATGATTCAAGTGCAGTCCAGATGTTAATAATTTCACCAGATATAAATTGGTTAATCACTAACGCAATATTTGTAATATCCCATGGCATGGTAACATCAATATCTGCACCACTCAATGCAATGGTTGGTAAATCTGAAACTGTAAATGTTGTTGAACTGTTGATAGAAACAATGAAGGTATTTGGCACAAATAAACCAGTACCTGCAGTAACTTCTACCTGCATACCCGGATATAGGTTAGTCGTGTCAGAAATAGTTACGACGTATCCAGAGGAATTTACACCTGTAAATTGGTACAATGCATCCCACGGAATATTATATGGGCCTTGATTAAAGTCCCATCCAATCATTGGATCTATTATTGGAGAATTTGCGTACGGATCTATATTGTCTGCATCATTTGGTCCAAATTGTAGTTTAATAGCCCATTTGATAAAATCTGTTGCTGTTCCCGGAGCAATATCAGATGTTATATATGTGCTTGAGTAATCACGGATCTGAGTGTGATAGGGTTTGACATCTGTAATATAATCAATGACATTTTGAATTTGATCAGGTATGTAAAGTTGATCTTGTGTCAATGGTAGGTTATCTTCCTTAATGAAGATGTATGATGATTTGAACACCCAATTTGGATTCTTTTGTTCGCTGACAACATAATTGAGCAACGAGAAGAACAATTCATTTTGATCAACAATATATGCATCAACCATGACTTGTGTTCTGAATGCGTTCAGTAATTCTCTAAGTTCAACCGATAATCCGTACTTATTGATTGCTGTATATACTGTATTGAGTAATTTAATTGCACTATTTTCAATAGCAACTTCATTCAAACTTAATGTTGGAACATTTGGATTTACCTGCACTACTGCATATAGAATATATCTTCCATCAACAGTTCCATTAACAACCTGTAAGATAGTTCCGAGTGTTAATTGTCCTGCGACCAGTGCAGCATTAGCCGCGACAAGTGTTGGATATACAATTGTAGGAATTGCATCTTCGTATCCAATTTCATACCAATTGGTATATGCCCAATAGTCATCAGTGGCAACATCAACATTCCATCCCGGATTACTATCTCTAATAGGAATGTGTTTTAGTAATTCATTAGCAGATTGAACAAAGATTTTTCTAGCTGATTGCAGCTTAACAAACATTCCCTGACGTGGGCGATATAGTATTCCGTACTTCTCACCTTCGCCTAGTGTTGGGTCAGGCACAGGTAGTATTTCGCCGTATTCCGGTGAAGTAAGTGCTGTAGCATCATCGTATGGTGCAACATCCCAGCCAAATATGTCCCATGGCAAAAAGTTAGCTATAACAATGCCACCAGAGAACTCTCCAGTAACCGGAAGTACCTTTGTATAGCCACATAAGCTGTCAACCATCTTGTTCCAGAATTGATCTGTAACCAATGAACTTGGATCACCTTCACGGAAGAATGCCCATTGAGTATGTTCCTGATCATCTCTTTTGGAAATTCTATACTGTAATTGGATGTTGTCACCCTGGTATGCTAGGATTTCTTGAACATTGTAGAACATGTATGAATTATTGGTGCTTGTCTGCTGAATCGGTGAGAAGAATGCAAATCCCTGATTCTTAGGATTCTGCAATAATCTTGCAACATCTGTAGCGGCAACAGTTCTATTTTCAATATTTGGCCTATCTGTTGCACCAATAACCCAGAAATAATAATTTACTTCTGTAATACCTGTGAACCTATTAGATGTCGATACTTGGACATAAGAAGTAATGTCTCTTGGTACGCCTGTGCCTGTATACTGTGCAGGTGGTACTGAACTCTTTACCCATTCGTAGATAGCAACAGTTGACCCTGGGAACAATTGCGCCCAATGATCGCGTCTGTAAATTAGATTATCTACTGATGTTTCGCTGCCATCTAGCGCAATAGGCTGTTCATAATAAACAAATCGTGTACTTGAAATATCCCACCATAGTTTGCCAACTTGTGCTTCACTAAATGTAATATTTTCACTAAACAGTCTCTCATTACTTGTAACATTATATGTTGCAGGGTCCTGGAGAGAGATGTAAGTGATATTCTGTTTTGCCGGGCCAGGGAGAATAAATTTAAATGGATCATAGATTGGCAACTGAACAATCTCAGTTCCGGAAGTATTGAATACACTTGCACTTTCAAATAGGTGAGTATTGATTAGCGGTTCTTGTGTTCTGAATGGCTGATGTCCTGTTGGGTATTGTATTGTTGGTGTAATAACAGTAAAAACATTCCAAATTGGTGGATTTAGGTTAATTCCGTCAACCCAAATCTTATCACCTAATGAAACATATGTAGGTGTGCTGACTGCTGGTTCTGTTAGGAATCTCATTGTCTTAAATAACATCAGTTTTGTGAAATTTACATAATCGGGTATGTCTGTGGCACTTATAGGATTACCTTCAAGTGTTAGCAGATTGTAATAATTATGTAACGGATCACTATTTGTTTCAATATCATTGAATGCAAATGCAACTGCGTAATTTGTTGCAGGTGCTACAGAAGGTGGCAGAGCAATTTCTATTGTTGCTGCCGATGTGTAGCCAGAACCTGCAGTATCGATAATAATTTCGGATACCACACCACCGGCAATTGTAGCATGGGCAGTTGCACCTACGCCCGGACCATTAGCATTGATTGTTACAACTGGAGCAACATTATAGTTTGCACCAGATTTTGTTATTGTTGCACCAAGGATAGCACCACTCGGTGCCGGTGGAGGAGCAATAGTCAAAGTAGCAAAAGTATAATTTACGCCGCCCTGATTGATAATAATATTTGTAACTTGTCCATCGGTAATTGTTGTAGTAGCAGATGCACCTACACCATCACCTGCAATTAGTATTGCAGGTGCAACAGTATAGAATGCACCAGGATTAGTAATTGTTGTAGAGAATACAGTTCCGTTGCCCAATGGTGGTTCTATTGTTACTGTTGGTGTAATAATAAATCCAGAACCTGGTTCCGTAACTATAATACTGGTAACAATACCAGCATCAACGACCGCAATAGCTGTTGAAACAGTATTTACATTTGTTGGGTCGGCAATAGTTACTGCAGGAATAGATGTATATCCAGAGCCACCGGCAATAACAAAACCAGTTACTACACCAGCTGCTATAGTTGCAGTAGCTGTTGCCGGGGTTCCTACTGGAGCAAGACCTATGGTAACTGTTGGTGGAGAAATATATCCACCGCCCGATGAAATTATAGAAACACCAGTCACAGTTCCGTTGCTTATAGTTGCTGAGGCAGTAGCTGTACTGCCGGTAGGTATGTCGATTGAAATTGTAGCACTAGAATATCCAGATCCAATATCTGTAATATTAAAACCAGTAACAATTCCATCTGCTACTATTGCTGTTGCAGTTGCTTGATTACCTGTCGGTGCGGCAATAGTAATCGTGGTAGTTACTAATACATATCCAGTGCCGCCATTGGTGATATTAAATCCAGTAACAATGCCGCCGGAGATTATTGCTACCGCTGTTGCACCAACCCCGGTCACATCATTAATTGTCACCAATGGTGCAAAATCATACCCTAATCCCGTATTAGTAATATTAATTGTTTTCACGACGCCGCCGACAATTACAGGATCACCTGTTGCAGTTATTAATGCATTAGGTGCAGAAATTGTTACAGTTGGGGCAATTATATATCCTGCACCATTATTTGTTATATCGATTGTTTCTATACCAGTGTCTGCAATAGTTGCATTCGCTGTAGCAGGAGTTAATGTCGGCGGAGAGATTGTAACCGAAGGTACTGAATAATATCCTAGGCCATTATTGGTAAGTATTATTGATTCAACCGATCCATTATTAATACTTGATGTTGCTGTAGCATTGATTACATTAGGTGGATCAATAGTTACGGCTGGTATAACAATATACCCAAAGCCGCCAGTACTCAATGGGAGAGATGTTACCACACCCGCTGTAACTACCGCAGAAGCTTGAGCTGTTTCGTTTGATGGTATATCAATACTAACTTGAGGGACAAAGGTATAACCTGCACCACCGGATACAATATTTAATCCGGCAACTTCTCCACTAATAATATTAGCTGTAGATGATGCAACAAATGGCACTAAAGCTGTTGCTGTAGCAGTTTCGGCAGGGCCATTTATTTCTAATGTGGCCTGTGCCTCAATGACCTGTAATGAGAGTAGATTTCCAAAATCAGTTTCGTTGGTGCCACCGGTAAATTGCGGAGTAATCAAATAAGCTGGATCTGTTCTTAGAAATAAATCTCCGGCAGCATTTTCTATCACATCAAACACAGATGCTGTTGTAATATCTATCATCTTATAGACATCCCAATCTTCTGTAAATGTTTTTGCTATCCAGATTGTGTTATTTTCCACCGGATTGAAATTTGTTGTACCCCAGGACACAGCAACCTGATTAGTATCGAAAGAATTTAGGGTTACATCATTGAAGTTTACATATCCAGCATTAGGTAACGGATAATCAATATTATTTGTTAAAGGAAATTCTAAAGCAACAGTTGGATCTGTAGGACGAATAACCCATTTATCAACTTCATCAATGTCAATATTAATAATGTTATCAGGCGCTACATCGCTAATAATCTCACCTTGCCATACACTGTAGAGCTTGTCGAGGTTGTGTGGCTCAGCACCGGAATCGATACTTACTAATGGTGCCGAGAGATATCCATATCCCGGATCAGTAATATCAACGCGAGAAATGCGGTTAGTGGCATCAAGAACAACATAAGCTCTTACAATACGAGTTTCTAATATTGGTGTCCATGCAATAGGATTGCCTTGTGGAATAATTGCGCCGGGACCTTGCACAATGTTACTCGAATAATAAACAGGATTATTAAGAGAATCGTCATATTTTACAACACTACCAATTGCATATGTAGCTGCGAGGGAAAAATCAGAAAATGCCCCCGATGGTGTTGCATCGGGCGCAGCGAACACTAATTTTGGAATATTAATATATGTATTCTGTGCATTTAGAATATTAATCTGTCTTACAAATCCTATTTCTGATGGGACAAAATTCAATCGCGCAACAATAACTTCACCTGTATTTTGTTCCGGAATTAATCTAAATTCAGTTGATACCTGTTCAATTGTATTACCGAAGTCGCCAAGTTTCAGTGCCCATTCTTCGAACACCTTAATGATTTCGTTGCTCTGTACCTTGGTAGATCTAAATAATTTCTCAAAGGATTGTTTTGTACCCTTCTGTCTAATCGCACCTTGATATAGTAGATATTGAACATCATTAGAGACCTGTAAGTTATCTAGATAACTTTTGCTCTCATATCCAATTAAATGGCGACCCAAATCTTCAAGACTTGGATTATCAATGGTAACATTAGAATCGTAGAAATACCTCATGCTATCTACGATAGTATCGTAGTTAGGCACAAGCTGGTTATCTATAATTAGATATCCGGGTGCTTCCATTTTGCCGTACCAGCCATTGCTTCTAAATCCGTTAAAACGAAGACGCTGTTGTCTGGCACGAAGTAACGGTGTGTAAATAACATCATTGAAATTTGTTACATTATCAAATATTAATACATGTTCTGTCTCTGACGTGTTAACCTGTAGGAAATAAATTCCACCCGAAGATAGATTGGCTGGTGCGACTGTAATGAGCGGACCGTCTCGGTCGGTAGTTGTGGTATTAGGTGGAATTGCTACACCAAACTTGTCCAGGATACTATATACACCGTTTGACAATGATTCAACATCGTTTGGATAACCCCTCTTGACAATCAATGATGCTGAATTAGCAAGCGGACTTAATTGAATTGAAGCATCAGGTGCCCAATTTGTATTCAGCCAGAATAGAAATTGTTTAGCAGAAGATAGCCAATCGTTAAGAATATTTGTATCCTGATTTACGTCTGTAAACTGCCATCCCTGCGTTTCAAGATACGCACCCCAGCCAATCATAAGGTCAAATACTTCCTGCGTATTCTTTAAAATAGAACCATAAGGATATCTTGTAATAGTTTCCGCAGATATGGGCTTATAAGTTACAGATACACCGCCGATAGTTGGGAGACCCTTTAGTTTCTGCCATCCAGATGCTATAAATTTTTGAACTGTTTGCGTTACAAGGCTTTCGTAATATACACCATTATATCTAACAATTTCACCCTGGTTATATGTAGCCCCAGACTCAAAGTATCTAAACTCGACTGGTGTTCCACCAATTGTAATATCAATGAGTTTATTAGTAGTTCGATCTAACGTGATAAATTCAGCATTCAATAAATCATAACCGTAAACAACAAATGTGCCATCTATTAGTGCGCGAATGATAATACCGCTGTAAGAATATGTATCGACTACCGGGCTTTTATGTAAGAATACATCAAAATTTGTTGATGGAATAATTAGTGTATTTGTATTTGCACCCGGTGTAACAGACGAGATATAGGTATTAGTTGTATCTTTGTTGATAAATCCTGCAAGTTTATTTGCTAAATTTACATCAAGTGTTCTAACTTTTTGACCAAAGGTATCGGCAATGCTCTTACCAAGGAAAAGAATTCTATCACTAATCCAAACTTGATATCCAAATCTAACTTCAGTAACTCCGTCGACAATTTCAGCATGTACAATTTGATCCTTATTCTTTGGACGCATCCACGCAAAGAATGGATCATCATATGCAAATGTGGTATTTTGCACATATTGCCAATTCTTATTTGACATTACGGGAAGTTCTATTCCTGGCAATAATAATGGATCTGTAATCGTGCCTGGGGACAATTCTGTGCCAAGGGTATCCCAGAGCAATTCACCAAACGGACCTGGCTTCATTAGATATAAGAATTCTTGTGAGCTATATGCATATCCCGAAGTTGACATCCATGCTTGTTCAACTGGACTGCCATCCCCATAAATCCACGGATCATCAAAATGATCAAATGGTGCAAATGGGTTACCAGAATATGGGAGACCAAATAAAGTAATAATAGGAATAATTTCACCAAAAATATCAACAGGAACAATCGATGATAATCCTGGTCTTGCCCACATAGCTTGTTCCTGTGGCAGCAGGCTAACAGGATCATAGATGGCTGTCGGGCCTTGACGAATAATACCAAATTCTAAGTCGGCCCACATAATATTATTACCGGCTGCAAGAGAAGTCCAAACTTCCTGACCGGCTATATTCAAAACTGGGGGACCATACTCGAATTCCCACCACGATGGTTTCTGGCTAAAACCTAACATCTCCCATGGACTAGTATCTGGATAATATGTATCATAATAGTATTGGAAAATACCTTTCCAGTTACCCGGTAAGGGTGTGGCTGAAACAGTTGGCGTGGCTGCGGGGCGGTAATTATACAACTTCCATAATTCACCTACTGGTGTTGTAAGGCTTGAGGTTGGCCAATCATTTACTCTATAATTTGCTCTATTTTTAGCAGACCATTTATTTAGATAAGATTCTGTAATTTCTAAATACTCATCATGTGAATAACGTGTTTGTCTAAAGAAACCCGATTTCACAGATTCAAGACGTAATGGAATATAATATTCACTACGGAATTTTTGTTGTAGAGAATTATAAATTCTTGTTTCTAAATCAAGAAGAAGACTATCTCTGTAATCACCATACGCTATTGTCTTTGATCCATCGTGCCCAATAATAACGTCTGTTGGAATAGCATAAGTTGCATCAAGTTCTATGCGTGGAGTATATGCACCCCATGCGCCAACCTTTGTTGGTGTTGATGGAATATAGGTTGGAACAGGATTCTGATATAGGGCTGCATAAACAATACTACCCGGTGGTACGGTAGCGATATTGAATTGAACATCAATTGCTAAATTTGTTCCCACAATATCATAATCTGTGCCAACAGTAAGAATTCTTTGAGTTGCAGTCGTAATATCATAGAAATATACAATATTTCTAGGGTTGGATAAATCTACATAATTAGTAAGTGTTACAAGGCCACTAAGTGGTATAATAATGTTCTCTGATAGAGATGGTGTACCTTGTGCTGCCATGAATGAATATGCAAACGCATTTGAAAATTCCTTTGAAACATTAAGAATGCGAAGAATTTCTCCAACCCACGCAGAAATATCAATTGTATTATTAAAATACTGAAGTGGATTAAATCCCTGATTGATTAATTGCAATGCAACCGTTAGGAATTTATTCTTAAATTTTGTATATTCGTCGGAACTAAAACGAACACCTTTAATAAAATCTAGATCATCTTCTGATGATACAAGCATCGACTTTAGAGCTGGTGCAAGATTCTGTAGAATGTACGAACCAACAGTCCTATTTTTTCTAGAATCGCGATAATTATTAATTCCACCAAACGACGAACCAGTAAATCCAATTTGATTAGAAATGATAGAAGAGAACTGCTGAATTAGGTCACTTCCACTAATTTCTGAAATTTCAAGTTGCGTTGGGTTGGCTTCGAGTTGTTGCGGGATTTCAAAATATCCAGGTTCTGCAGGATCTAGTAATCCGTGCGTATAAGTTTGAGCTTCAACAACAGGTGGCTGACTTTGTGTAGTTAATAACAAGTTAGTTAGATATGCTGTTAGGTCTATGTAGATACGATTATTAATTTCAGTAAATTCATATCCGCCAGCTTCGTTCTTAACTTCTAATCCATTAACAGATACTACAATATCTGCAAGAGGTTGTATTGTACCGTTAACTGTTTCATAGCCGTAAGGAGTAACACTTAGCCTAAAACTAAATTCAGATCCAAAACCAACAACAAATTTATCAATAACTCTTTGTTTGCTTAACTCAATACAATTAGCTGGCGGCGGTATTACAATATTATCGCAATCGCAAATATCATATAAATTCCAGTTATTAAAAAGCACTGGACCAGTAATTACATTATAGTAATAATATCCGTCAATTGGAATTAATGCTGCGCTATATGTATATCTATCCGTAATTAGATTGTTTTGGAAAATAATGTCTGATGCCTGTCCTAGTGATGTATAGACAATTGGAAATTTTAATACTGGATCAACAGTCGCGCCAGGTGTTTGATTTACTTTATAAGAGAAAATCTTACTGCCTCTAAAAGTGCTGCCAGAATATGTAATTGGATCATCAAGTTCAACATTATTATGGTCGTATAATAGGAACAACGGAGGTTGATTAGTTGTAATCTTTTCATTAAATACTTCTTGCCATATGCCGGCCTCATAGTACCAGGTCTGGCCTCTTTGTGAAGAATTGTATGGACCGTCCTCAGCAATAAATACAATATCGCCCTCGAGCACAGGGGTTGCCACAGAGGTCCATTGTGTAAAAGAAAGTATTCCAAACCCATCTACATGAACTTCCCAAATATAATTGTTGGATAGTACATCATCAAACCAGCAAACTAAATCAAGATCGGCTAGTTCAATATTATATGCTAGATTTATTGCTGCTACTGGTTGTCCATTAAACTGAGCTAGGGTTATTGGTTGCGCGGCAAGATCGGTCCCGAAACCATAACTAATAGTTTCCCTAAACTGTGTACCAGACTTGTAGAGCGGGATGTTTGCAACAAATTGAATAATAGGACGAAGTGCCCTTGAAGCAGTTGTTGGAAAAGGAGTTCCAGTAATTGCAACAGTCTTATTAATGGCATCAATATGGAACCATTTATTAGTTCTCGACCAGGCGTTCCTATCTAATGCACCGCGTTCGATTGTAATATAATCGCCATTGCCCGGTGATGCTTGAGTTTCCCACGGGTTAATACTCCAAAATTCATTATGGATTACTCTGCCTGTAGATAATTCAATATCTCCATCCCATGGGAGAAATTCAAAAAGTGTCCCAGCAGTAACGTCTGGAAATTTCTGTACAAGGCCTAAACCCTCGCATCCACCGAAGTTTTCAACAATATGTGGTTCAACATAATCTGGATCATCAAGCAATGATATAGTCATTCCTGTTGACAATGTGAAATTAGGTGGGATATCTAATGGACCTGTAGTAAAGGATGGTTGTCCAATAATCTCGGATGCTAGGACACCACTAATATTAATGACAGCAAGACCTTGTTCAACCCAATAATAATTCTGATAGTTAATAAACATATCATAATCAATAGGAGGACCAAAACTATAATATTCAGATTCGAATAATCTATCTTGATTTAATGTATTGCCACCGTAATATTCTATGTTCTCGAGAAGATCTTCATAGAAGAATATATTTGATTTTGTAGTATCGGCATTGCGTGCGTAGGCAGTAGGTTCAAGTTGCCACCATGTTCTATTCTTTGATGGTTCCGGTAGATAGAAATCGGTAATTGGATTATAACTACCTGGATCTCGACGGCCAAGATATCCGGCCAGCATATCGCTATCCTTCTTTGAAAAGACTTGATCGAAAGTTGCATCAAAGAATTTCTTTTCTGTTACAGTCTGAAAAACTGTCGGAAGTCGCTTAATATACTGAGTCATGTATGGTCCGGGTGGTAGGTGATATTATCTACCTACTATTTATCAATGAAATTATCTACCTATTTAAACGCGAAGATTCTGGTCTGTAAGATTTGCTACAATCTGTACATTATTTACTGTAGCAGTAGACATGAATAATTCTGTTGGACTTGCTATAATTTCAAATAAATTACCAAATTGTGAATTGGCACTACTTGGGACAATAACAACAGAACTAATAATTCTCGATAATTGTTGATGGATAAATGCTGACAATTCTGACCAGAAGAATTTCTCACCAAAGTCCCAGTTTCTAATATCGAAGTAGGTGTCAATTGCTTGAATTACTTTTGTTTTAACTTCGTTATCACTAATACTTGTTGATGGTGCCTTTACAACCTTAATAGTTGCCTGCAATTCTGATGCAGCCTGCGGACCGAACAGAATCTTAAATGATCCAGAATTCCAAATCATCGAATCACTAACCATTTTATATTGATCGAGCGATTGAAATTGAATACGTAATTCTTCTGTTGTTGGTGGTTCTGGCATAGCAATAATGCTACCATTACTATTTTTCCAAATTAACATATCTCTATAGAAACTATCTGTAATAACAACCATATCAATAATGTTAGTTGGCGATGGATCAACACGTTGATCAATTGGAGAATAATGACTCCACTTAAAGTATAATGGTAATCTCTCATCTTCTGCAACTGTTGTATTCTGTGTAAATACCTTTCCATTCTTATCAAAGTGATATTTGTCAAGAAGTGTAATAAATGTTTGTCCGGTAGGATATGTAACTAAGTTTGCCGATGTCCCGGTATCAAAAGAATAATATACACCAAATCCTGGAGGGCTGATACTAGAAATTAGGAATGATTTATTTATAAAATATGTTGTTAGGATATTTGACTTATCAACAACAGTGGTGGTACCGGCTAACCATGGAAAGAATATAAGTTGTGACGGAATTGGACCATTGAAAAATGCAGTTATCTGATTTGCGATGGATTGGGTTGCTGGCGCTATCGAATTAAAGAGCATCTGTGATATATTATTCACAAAAATTAAATCTGCACTATCCATGTAAACTGTTGTTGCTGGTGGTGGATCGTATTGACTTCCTGGACCAGTTCCGCCTACGAGCAACACGCTAGAAATAAACGGTGGGCTAAAAAGTTGAGTATTATCAAATAAGTCTACAGGAAAATAAACATATAAATCTGTTGCAACATTTGCCATTGTAGTTGCCCAATTTGTAATCCATGGGCGGGTACTTTGATATCCGGTAACTTCGTTATTATAGAATTCAAATACAATTCTATCTTCCGGCGACACAATCTGATTAAACCCGTCTGGATTATCAGCAATACCATCATTGTTATTATCAATTAGTGATACTTCAACTTTTGAGGTATCAACATAACCATCAACTTGGGTGAACACACCTGTAATATTAAACGGTACCTGTTTTCTTAAGAATGCGTTCTGTGGATTTGGAATGGGCGACGGTGGTAGATTATTGTCAATTGAACTATTTGTATTAACAAAAGGCATAATCTCGATAGTATCTTCTAACGCTAATCCTGTTGAATTATCAATAACAACCTGTCCCGGTTCCCAAAAGAAGCGAACATCTCTATAAGACTCAAAAACATATACACGACCGCGAGCAGTCAAATCATATGTGGTAATACCGAGCTCGTTATTACTTGCAATGCTTACATATAATAACCCACTGGCTGCATAAGGTGCCCAATCTGAATAAATTTCTTCTGTTGGTAATCCATCATCGATAGGTGGTGCATATACCCATGGTTGATCTGCCTGATTTGTTAATCCCGGTGTTGCAGCAGTAGATGTATGCCACTCGTCCGTTAATAGATCATAATAAAGCCAGAATGAAATTCCATTATCGATAGCAATAACAATCTCGGCAATTTCTGTAGTATTTAAGTCATTTCTAAAAATCGGAAATACTCTGACTGCCTGATAATTAAGTTGTTCCTCAACACCTAATTCAACTGGCCCTATATTAGCATAAGGATTTAATGGATTAATAATCAACGGAATTCCATTCTGAATAACACTTCGAACCGATGTTGAATTTAGTGTTGATGGAATTAAAGGATTTACAAATTCTAATACTGAACCAGAGGTAATGAATTCCCAGGGTTGGTAAACATTTAAGTTAGCTGTATCGGGATTAAGTGAGGTTAATGTGTTCACTAATCCCACAGCAACAGTTGATATTGTAGAATTTGTAAAGAATCCAGTATCATTTTTAAATTTTTGCGGGCTTGTTTTCCAGAACAGTGGGAGTTGAAAGGGATTACTTAGATCCAATAGTGAGAATCCCGGGTCGGCCGGTAGTTGTTTATTCACACGAATCGTATTTTCAAATTGTGGAAGATATTCATCATAGAAAAATTCAGATACCTGTGGATCTCTAAGCATTTCTTGAATTGTATTAATTAGGATATTTTCGATTGTTCCAGCATTGGATGAGTCTTGTATAACTTCAACTAATACATTTTGATTATCTCTATATAATGCCCCGTCTTGGCCAAATATAATTAGATCCCTGTGAAATCCGGTTGGATCATTTAAATCAATGTAACGGCTTTGTCCGCTATATGTTCTGTCAATTGCCTGTATTTTAGCAATCTGATTTCCAAACACAAGTGGTAAGACATTATAATCACTACCATTAACCATTCTTGATTGTGTTGAAAATACCTCTGGGGCACGAAGGCGAATCTGTTCGTCTGTTTCGGAAGGTGCAGCATTACCGATTGTTTGTTCGAGATTGAAAACAATGCGTAACACATATTCTTGCTGATCAAATCCAATATACGGAATATTGATTTGTAGGCCTTGTGCATCATCTGGACGGATTACAAGGGCCTGATTGGCGCTTACACGAACCCAGAATCTAAACAATCCAGTTGGTACATTACCAAAATTACCATCGGCAAAACGTATTGAAACATTATTGTTTGCACCAGAAATTACATCAAATATATTTCTTTCAGCAAATTGAATGCTATTATAGATAACATTTTCACCAGCGAGTGCAGGAACCTTTACCCATTTGTTAATAACGGTACCGCTGCCATCAGTCTCTTGGGCATACACATCGTCCTGATTAATGTTTTGAATATCAATCGGAAATACACGATTAGGAACAGGAAATTCAAAGTTGGTATCGATATTTAGAAGATTACCTTGTTTGAAATATAAGAAGAATCCGGTATTAGATGATGATACCCCTAAGCTATCATTTCTATAGATAAAGTTAAATGCATTAGCAGGATCTGGATCACGCTCAAATATTGTTTCATTTGTAACAAAATCTGGATTACATACATCAATTGGATATTCTTGTCCACTAACTGTAACAGATGTAGGATATGTGACATTTAGACGAGGAATACTGTTTAGCTGATATAGATCAGTTGGAATTGACCCAATTGTGCCACTCTTTGTTGGACGCCCAAACGGGTTAAGTGTGCTGAATGCGGCATTGCAAACTTGCACAAATTGATCGAACCAATCTGGATTGTTTGGATCATTCCAAAAGATTGCTGTGTCGTTAATGTTTATGCCATTTGCATCTGTTAGTGGTTGATTGGTTTGTACTGCGGCAATCTTAAACAATCCGCTTGCCGGAATATTTCTGCGTGGAACATAGTTAACCATCTGAGCAAGACGAATAATACTTTCACGACGTTCAGCAGTATCAATGAAATTTTCACGACTATTAAGATCGGTTCTAAATGCAAGACTTGTACCAAAATATGCAAGCAATTCAATAATTGCAATAAATTCAGAACTTTCAATATAATCGTTGAAATCTTCTGGATAGTAAGTTTGAATATAGTTAATTAGGGCCTGCTTTAATGTGTCAAAGTCGTAGGCAGTATAATCGATAAACGCAAAGGCCTTAAAAATCTTCTTATAATCCTCTCCTGCGAAAAGGTTTGATTGGCGGATTGATTCTGACATTAGAAAGTCTCTCTATCTTTAAGTGAAAAAATAACAAATAGGTTATCAGTTATTGATTCGGGTTTAAATAATAAAACCATAACAATATTTAAGGCCTGATCTTCTTGAAATGCATCAATTGATACAAGTTCTACTCTTGGTTCTGATTGGATGACGTTAACCGCATCTGCTATAATTGCACCCTTTGTATATTCATCAAATGGATCAAATAAGTAATCATAAATTCTTGTGCCAAAGTTAGGTAACATTACCCTTGACCCAAGTGGTGTGGCAAATGTATTTTCAATATCTCTTTTTACTAATTCAATATTATTGAGGTTATAGGGAGGGGAAGGCTGTCCTACAGTGTTGAATCCAACAAAGTAGGGCTTCCTATCAATGCGTTTTGGTTGAACTAAACCTTTCTGATTTGATGCCATATAATTCTCTTTCTGTTATTTATCAAGAGAATTAAGTAGGACTATATTAAGCGGAAGATTTTCTATTTGCCCAATATTCCTTCATTTTTATCGATCTTTTTATTTTTGATTCTTCCGAGATAATCTGTTTCAATCTTGCATCTTTCATCTTTTGTTTAGACTCATCGGAATGTGTTTTACCATAAAAATGATTATTTTCACCTATATGAGACCTGCTTATTTTTTTACAGGTTTCTTCTGTGTGATTTTTACCTAAGTTTGCTTGTCTAAGTTTTTCTTTGGTATCTTCTGTCACCCGGTGGCCCATTTGTGCTTCGGACATATTCTTTCTTACTTCTACAGAACGATTCTGTTGTGCATATGTTATCTTATCTTGCACTTCCTTTGGTCTATTCTGTTGTGCTGCAGACATTTTCTGTCTTGTTTCATCAGACACAATCCTATTTGACATTATTTCGGCATGCTTTCTTCTTAACCACCCATATTCTTTATTATTTTTAACTCGATTTATCATCCATTTTGCTGCATATATTAAACTGGGATTATTATATATTTTTACCAATAATAGATGTGCCACAAGATGTTCTTCTGGTGTAAGATCGACTAAATTTATAGGATCATTAGTACCTCCTATACATCTCGGAATAATATGATGATATTCGGTGTATCCGTTTATTGTTCTGCATCGTGCTCTTTCTATAAGGCGAGTATAATGTATATTATAATTCATCTAAATCTCTAAATAAATATTATAATATTATTTATCCCTTTCGGTCGCAGCCGTTTGGGTCAACATTATTAACAATCATGGTAATAATATTTGGACCACGACGACCCACTTGTGTGAACCACCTTGATTGCCTTAGTGAATCTCCTGCGGCATTGTAATTTCTTGCCTTCATTGCAGCTATAAATCTTACAAACTTTGAGAGTCTTCCTTCTCCCATATTATAGCATAGGTCAGCACAGGCACGTTTTCTTATATCTGTTAATTCGCCCCATACATCAATACCTAATAATCGTTGGGCGCCTGATATAGAAATAGATGCATCTTGTTCAAACCACTGATCTACTTGTTCCTTAGAAATAATAGTTGGTACAGGAAATTTTATCTTTTCATTTGTACGAAATAGGTGCCCAATTCCACCTGTTGGTAAATTTTTTGTATCTAAGTAAGAAACATATTTAATACCTTCGTGAATCTTTAGTTGACACTTATATGCCTCCAGATTAAAATTCTTTGAGACTGCACTTTCGTTTGCCGGCGTTGGTGGTATATCTGTATTATTCGCACCAGGTGTTGTATCGGTTGGTGGTGATGCGGTTGCCTCACTGCCTGCGCCACCTGAGCCTGCATATGTTTTTGCCCCGTCTGTTTGCGTCGGTGTATAGCCTGTAATTGATTTGAATGTGAAATTTTCATGTTCTGGACATGGTTCATAGGTCGGTAATGTACTAACCGTTGTCTGTAATGCCTCAGCATTTCTTTTAAATTTAGATTCTGGATCAGACCAAGTGGCAAGAATATTAATCTTCTCAACCTGTTGTTTAATTTCTGCTGGTGTTGATTTAGTTGCCTTTGATGCAGCACTTGCATCTGTGGGCGAAATAGGTTTATTAGTTGGGACAGCACCACCGAGTTGCACGGCGCCACCAAGGAAGGAACCTGCTGTAACCTTTAAAGTTGAATTTATTTCGACGCCGCCTGTAATTCTCGACTTGCCTGTAATATCAAAGAATTTTGCTGCTGAAAGAATATTTGTATCAGCTTTTAGGTTGATACTTGTACCTGTACTAATTGATGTCATAGTTCCAGATTTCAAATTATACTCTGCATCTGTTTGTGTATGAATATCGCCGGCCGACTTGTAATCTTGTTTTCCAGAGGTAGTGGTTAGCGCATAATTGTTTTCAATTAGAACAATATTATCTTTGCCAACGGTTATAAAGAAATCCTTAAGCACATCTATATTTGAATTATTCTTTACTGTTTGAAAAGAATCTTTATGAACAGTTGTGTGCATATTATTGAGTGCTTGTACTACAATATTGCCGCCCTCACCAGCGCCTTCACCTACATATTTGTATAATGGAATAGTTTGTGTATTAGGGATATTATTAATATCGTATGTGAATGTCGTAGTGGAAGTAGTTGTATCTTTAGCAGCCTTCATAAAGATATTTTGACCTGCTTCAATATTGATGTTTCTATCTGCACGTAGGTTAATGTCTTTCTGAGCACGCATTGAAATATTTGTTGCACCAAAAATATCTATATTACCCTTCTGATCCATTTGCACCCAGGCAGTACCGTCTCGATTAATTAGGTAAACGAATCCATTTGTTTCATCTAGTTTAATCTGTGCTCCAGATTTAGTAGTTAATTGAACATACTCGGATCCGCTCTCGTCATCCATAATAAAGGATGAACCGCCCTTTCTTCTAATATTAGCAGGAGACGCGGTAGTGTCGATAACTGGTCCCGGTGTTAGAATTCCAAAAACTGTACTAGGGGATTCGCGGCGAGCACTTGAGGTGGTAATACCGCGGCCTTGGTCGGTAATTAATCCCTGATTTCCCAATCCTTGAAACTTTGTTTTTTCGTAAGGTTTAGTTGCTCTGTCGGGCTGCGTTACCTTTAGATCCCATTTATTATATTCAGCTACGGGTATTAATTTTTCCGGATATTGATAATTATTCGCATCAGCAGCCATGCCGGGTA